AGTTTTAACTCTATTAGAGACGCTCGAGAATTCATTAAGCAATATGAGGGCGTCTCTAACTTCACCATTTACGGCAATAAAAATTATGAATACTCATTTTTATCTGATCTATTTCCATCAGAAATAGATTGGAACATTGAGAATATTTGTATTGCATATTTGGACATTGAGGTTGGCTCTGAGAATGGATTTCCAGAGCCATCTCGTGCCAGCGAGGAAATTACCGCAATCACTATGAAGATTGACGGTAAATATCATGTCTTTGGTTGCGGTGAATTCGTGACACCTGATTCTAATGTTATCTATCATAAATGCGAAACTGAGATAGAATTAATTGAAAAGTTTATTAATATTTGGACTGTGTACTATCCCGATATTGTCAGTGGCTGGAACGTCAAGTTCTTTGACTTTCCCTATCTAATCAATCGTATTAATAATATAGCTGGAGAAGAGCTTTCCTCTAAATTTTCTCCATGGGGTAAATTATATAGTAACGAAAATACTTTTAAAGGTAAAACTCAACAATCCTATGACATTATGGGAATATCGTTGCTTGACTATTATGAGTTGTATCGTAAGTATTCTTCTAACCCAAATCAGGAATCTTTTAAGTTGGATCATATTGCCAATGTTGAATTGGGTGACAATAAGATGGATTATTCTGAGTATGACAGTTTACACCAACTCTATAAAGAAAATTTCCAAAAGTTCATCGAGTATAACATTAAAGACGTTGAAATTGTTGAGCGTCTTGAGGATAAATTGAAACTCATTGAATTAGCTGCAACTTTGGCTTATGATGCCAAAGTTAATTATGATGATGTATTTTCTCAAGTGCGAATGTGGGATACAATTACCTACAATTCACTAAAGAAAAAGAATATCGTAGTTCCTCCGAAGAAGAATAATCAAAAAAGTGAATCTTACGCTGGCGCATATGTGAAAGATCCTATTGTTGGTATGCATGAGTGGGTTGCAAGTTTTGACTTGAATTCTTTGTATCCGCATTTAATTATGATGTATAATCTTTCACCTGAGACATTAGTTGAACCTGAGACATTTAATGATGAACTCAATAAATTTATTAAAGAAAATGAGTCAAAAATTAGTGTTGAGAGTATGTTGAATAAAAGTATTCCTAATGATATTCTTAGGAAATATAATTTCACATTAACTCCTAATGCACAGTTGTTCAGTCGAGATAAGTTAGGGTTCCTTTCTGAGATTATGGAAACGATGTATGAAGATAGAGCTTTGTATAAAAACAAAGCCACTGAAGCGCGCAAACTTCGTGAGAAAAGTAAGAATCCGAATGAACGAAAGGAATTAGATAAGCTGGTTACCAAATTTAATAATATTCAGCTGGCTAAAAAGGTGACTTTAAACTCAGCTTACGGTGCTATCGGAAATCAATGGTTTCGATTCTTTGATATTCGTATTGCTGAGGCGATTACGATGTCTGGACAATTAGCTATTAAGTGGATCGAGCAGAAGCTTAATGAACACTTTAATACTATGTTAAAGACTAAAGATTTGGATTATGTTATCGCATCGGACACGGATTCTATTTATCTAAATCTTGGTGGTTTAGTCAAGAAATTTATCCCAGATTCTTCAGATAAGGTTAAAACCATTCGTATGTTGGATAAATTTTGCGAAGATAAAATCCAACCTTTCATTGATAAGTCCTATCAAGAACTAGCTGACTACACTAATGCTTATGCCCAAAAGATGAAGATGAAGCGTGAAGCCTTATCTGATAAGGGTATTTGGTGCGCTAAAAAAAGATATTTAATTAATGTATACAATAATGAAGGCGTTGAATATGAGAAGCCTAAATTAAAAATTGTTGGTCTTGATGCAATTAAATCATCAACTCCGCAAGTGTGTAGGCAAAAAATTAAAGAAGCTTATGATGTGATCATACAAAAAGACCAAGAGGCGATGATTGATTTCGTGAGTAAGTTTAGAGAGCAATATTCTTCTTTATCTTCTGAGATAATCGCATTTCCTCGTGGTGTCAATGGATTGGGTAAGTATGCCGATGAAAATTCAGTTTATGGATTCAAAACACCAGTTCATGTTAAAGGGTCTTTATATTTTAATCATTTTATTGACCAATATAAGTTGAATAAAAAATATCAAAAGATAAAAGAGGGAGATAAGATAAAGTTCATTTATTTAAAAGAACCTAATCCAATACAATCTCCTGTTATTTCATTTTTAAATGTAATACCGAAAGAGTTTGATTTACAAAATTATTTGGATTATAATAGTATGTTTGAGAAGTCTTTTATTGAGCCGATTAAAGAAGTATTGAATGCTATTAATTGGAAAGTAGAAAGAACTAACTCACTCGAAGATTTCTTTTGTTAAGGAGCGAATATGAGTTTATTAGATAAAATTAAGAAGAATTCGACTATCAAGGATTCTTCAATCCTATCAAAGTCGAAGTTTTTTCAGGCAAAGGATATGATTCAAACTAGTATCCCAGCAATGAATATTGCTCTGTCTGGTGATATTGAGGGCGGCTTTACCCCAGGGCTTACTATGTGGGCTGGTCCATCTAAGCACTTTAAGACTGCGTTTAGTTTGATCATGGTAAAGGCATATCAAGACAAATATCCCGATGGTGTTGTTTTGTTTTATGATTCTGAGTTTGGAACTCCACAGAGCTATTTTGATACTTTTCAAATTGATACTGAGCGAGTTATCCATACTCCTCTAACTGATGTTGAACAGCTCAAATTTGATATCATGCAGCAACTATCAAACATTGAACGTGGTGAACGTTTGATGATTGTTATTGACTCAATTGGTAATCTGGCCTCGAAGAAAGAAGTTGAAGATGCCCTTGAGGGTAAGTCTGTTGCTGATATGAGTCGAGCAAAGCAAATCAAATCTTTATTCCGAATGGTAACACCACACTTAACACTTAAAGACATTCCTATGGTTGTTGTTAATCACACTTACAAGACCATGGAATTATATGCTAAGGATATCGTTGGTGGTGGTTGTGTAATTGCTGGAACAAAGATTCAACTTGCTGATGGAACTTGTAAGAGTGTTGAAGATTTCGTTGTTGGCGATTTAGTTAAAACACTAAATGGTCCGCAGGAAGTTACTGCTATCTGGAATCCAGAAACTCTAGATGATGGTGAGCCTGAATGTTATGAAATTGAGTTTGATGATGGGCATAAAGTTATATGTTCAGATAAACATAAATTCCTTATTCCATATGTGAGAGATAATGGTAGCGGCGCGGATTGGATTGAGGCTAAAAATATGACAGTTGATATGGAGGTATTGTCAGTAGAATACTAAGATTCAGAATAATATAAAATGTAAAAAGAGGAAATTATGAAAATTAAAAGTATTACTTCGGTCGGCAAAAGAAAAGTTTATGATCTTTCTGTAAAGGAAGCAGAACATTATGTTTTAGAAAATGGTGTTGTCACTCATAACACAGGCTCATATTACAGCGCAGACAATATCTTCATTCTTGGTCGTCAGCAGGAGAAAGATGGAGCTGATCTTGTTGGTTGGAATTTCATTATCAACGTCGAAAAGTCTCGCTACGTTAAGGAAAAAGCTAAGATTCCTATTACCGTTAAATTTGACGGCGGCATTAGCAGATATTCGGGATTACTTGATATGGCATTGGAGTCTGGTCATGTAGTTAAACCAAGCAACGGTTGGTATTCTCGTGTGGATACTAAAACTGGTGAGGTTGAAGACAAGAAGTGGCGAATTAAAGATACCGATGGAAAAGATTTTTGGGATCAAATTCTTCAAAATGAAACATTCCTAGAGTGGATTAGAAATAATTATTCTTATGCCTCAAGCTCAATTTATAGCAGCTATGAGGAATCAAATGGAGAAGAAACATGAGCATTAAAGAGTGGGTACAATCTAAAATAGATGCAACTCAAAGGTGGATTAGAAATAAAAAGTATGTTAGAGATGTTTATTATGAAATTGCACATGATGAACTGAATACTGGTTTTTTACCGATTAGATTGCTAAAAGGACCATATTCAGGTACAGTATATACTTATGGTAAAATTCAATGTGGAGATGACTTGGGTCATAAAGGAATGAGAGCATCATTCGATATTGATATTATCAAAGCTGTTGGGATTAGCTCAGTAAATGCAAATAATGATCCAAAGTTTTGTAAAATTGCTGGTGATATTCTCTTATTGTTGATCGAAGAAGCTGTCCAACAAGTCGATCAATATAGTAAAAACTCTCACGGGGTAGAAGATGAAGAAATTGGAGAAGATTATTTTGAAGAACCTCTTCCACAACGAACAGTTCGTGAGGAAGATTCTTCCGTATCTCAAAAGCGAATATCTACAAGAAAGGACAGAAAGAAGCCTGTTCGAAGAGGTTCAAAAGTATGTTCTCCAGTACAACGAGATACCGACATTTGAAGCAATTCAGATTGCGATTAATAATCGAGAAAATCTTTATGAAGAAGATTACAAAAATTGCTCAGCTTTAATTGAGGAACTTAAGTCTGATACTGAGGTTAGTAAGTACAATTGGATTGTTGAACAAACAGAAAAGTTTTGTCAAGAAAAAGCATTACATAATGCAATCCTAGAATCAATCCAAATTTTAGATGGGAAAACAAAGACCGACAAGTCTAAGGGTTCTATTCCTCAGATTTTGTCGGATGCTTTGTCGATCTCATTTGATCCGAATAT